CTGATTAATTGCAGACTGCACTTCATTACGAGAAATCAAAGTAGGTATTATTCGTTCGACAACATCAACTCTGCTTATCAGCTCGCTGTATTCGCTGTGCTCATGAAAATCAAGTCCTTCTTTTTTCCCCTTAAGTTTTGAAGTAATTGCACTACCAGAAAAAATCCCCACCAAAACTGCGGCTGCTCCTGCTATTAAAGCTTCCATCTAATTAATACTCGTATCAGTAATAGTGTATCGAGTTATTCTTCAGATTCAAGGACTATGGCATCCATGTCTAATTCCATGTTGGCTTCATCAAAAAGATTCTGCATGATTTCTTCCGCTTCTTCGACGGAAGGAGCATAGCCATTTTCTGCTTCAAACTCGTCACAAGCAGTGTTGGAAATGATTGCTGTACCTTCGTTTAATTTGAAATTAAATCCAGCTTCTCTTGCACTATCCAGAAAAGCTGCCTTCTGCCTGAACCTCGCCTCCCAAGAGTCTAGTAATGCCACAATAAGCTCCTCCCTGCTGAAGTTCTGTATCTCTATTGAAATCTTGTTGAGGGTGAACTGTTGTTCGAGGCTCAAATCTATCGGCATGTCTTCCTCCTTTTGCTATTAACCATAAGTCTAAATCCTCCGTAAGTCGTGGCTTGATCCATGATTCGATTCGTGAGGCTCTTTGTACACAAAAGAAACTTTGACTTTTGTACCAAGACTGCCAATCACGATGAGAACCTTTGTTTGCATTGCATGTCCTGCAAGCGGGAACCAAGTTATTTCTCATACTATCGCCTCCGTGAACTCGAGGCTTAACATGGTCAATCGTTAGGTAAGCAGGCTTGTCACCACAGTAGGCGCAACATCCCCACTCATCTTTGATTGACTGGCGAAATCTTTTACGCGCTGCTTTCCTTGTCAGTTCGACAAGGCCAAACACGTAATTTCCCCAGTGCTCTGGTGTCAATAGGAATATTCAGTTACATTTAGATTAAGAAAAATTCAAGTTGATTTTTTTGTATTCACTACTGAAAATCATCTAAGATTAGAAATGGCACCTATTTTCCCATGAAAAATCCTTTTCACATCCTTGGCGTATTAGGCTTTCTTATGTCAGGTGGCATGCTTCTTTCTGCTGGAATAGTCAGTTTCTATCTAAGCACTCCAAAAGGAAAAGAAGCAGCACAACAAAGATTAATTAAACAAGTTGGACCGATTATCCAATCTCAAATCAAGAATGCACTACCTGGTATCGGTGGTAGTCCTTCTAATGGCACTAGCAGTCTTTTATCTATTCCTAGTACCACTGGGCCAGTTATGCCAATTAGTAAGTAAGATCAGTGGGTTCGATCCCTCGGATAGGAGTACGGGAGATATACGTCCCGCAAGTTCCGACGTGGGCGATTGATTTACCTTTAAGTATTCCTCAAGCCCCTCCTGTCACGCTACAGATAGGATTCCCAACCGTTGAGATGCCAGGTTGTGTGGAGGCGAGAGAGACGCAAGGTAATAATAAGCTCGCAGAAGAAGATCCACAAGGCAATCTAACGCTCTGTACTGGGCCAGGGATGCCCTATTTCAATCCACCTGAATTCGATCCTAGTAAAGAGCTAGTCGTTATTCCGATGGAGAATCAGGTCAATCTTGGGGCAGTAAGTGGAATAGGAAATAATTCTAAAACTAATGAACAATCTTCAGAGGGAACGCCTCAAGACACTAATATTCCTGGTCTTAACCTTGACGGTGTTTCACCTACTCTCCCTAATTTGCCATGTCCTAGACCAGGAAGTCCACCCCCCGGAGCTTATGGAAAATACGGCACGAAGCGAGTTACTGGATATGAAAAAACTTCTAATGGCGAATGTATCACGTTATATGAAGATATAGCTCTATTGAATGTAATCAATAACTACACTCCTCCTCCTGCAACTGTTTTAAATACTACTTCGATAGCTGTAGGCGCAACTCTAGGGGTGGCCCTAGTGGGCCAACCTCTTCAACAGTACTTAATGAAGGTTGTAAAGCCTCTGACGAAGAAAGTGACGAAGTTGATCCTGAAGAAGATTCTGAAGAAACCTGAGAAGATTCTGTCGGTTCGAGAGAGGATGCTTGATCAGAGGAAGAATCGAAAGTAATAGGTGGTATTGAATGACTGTGATTTAAAAGTACTCCGGGAGGATTCGTTACGAGAACATCGTCACAAATGACTTTATATTTGCTGGTCGGATCCCACACTATGCCCTCCTTTGCTAAGGTTCCACAATGCTTCAATCTTGAAATTTCATAGTCAAGCACCCTTAAGTTTAACTGTGCCTTCCTGAGAGCTATTTCAGTGGCAGCAGCATCCTTACAAAGAGACATCATCTGCTTGTCCAGTGGTCGACTCCATTGAGCCGTTACACCGAGATTGAGGGAATAGTTATCCTTCTGCAAGGTTTGTACTGTCTTGTACCAAAGAATATCGCCAGGGTTGTCTGGAGCTCCGTCACCATCAATATCTCGAACGTCGTATACTGGATCCTCGTATGTTTCGAAAAATGGCTTTTTAATATTTGCCGAACGCCCAACATAAGGAGATATTGTTAACGTTTCTGATTGACAAACCACACCATTAGTAAATGCTGACTGCATAAAATTTCCTGTCAGGACTTGGTATGCATTCACATTTGCTTGACCGGAAGAGTTAGCCACCGGATTAGACGTAGCCGATATACCTCCTACATCACTCGCCTTGACGATAGGACAAAAAGGGATTAGCATTAATATGCTAAGAACCCTTGGTATCACTGAGAAAACACGGAAACCGATTCTATCGTTGTGTCCGTCTCTATGGTCCTCGTTATGGTCGTGCGATTCTGGAGTCCGGGTCCAGAATAACTGGATTGAAATTGGAATGCGGCTCCCGGTTGAGTCAGAGTCCAGTTCGGTTTGTTTTGAACGTCCAGACCTGTCCATTTAGTCGTAATGCCTGACGCAGCAGTTGTATTTGTATTGATTATGGCAGATGGCTCAATAGATGCACCATTTAAAGAAATACCTGTGCCACTTACCGTATACTGCCAACCGGTGGCAAAATCCTCTGACACTATCGCCTCAGATATCACAGATCGCGACGTTGTCGTTTGGGTGAGCTGACCGGACGAAAAATTTGGTACTACCGGAACCGCACCTGCAGGTATGGCAAAGACACCCGCCGCAATTACGACATACTTTAATTTCGATATGACGCCAGCAATCGGGGCAGCCAGTCTCTCGGATGCATGAGTAGACATATGACATCTACTTCACGTTAAGAGTAGATATAAATTGTCCAATCGCCGTAGTACCCGCGCCACCGGCAGTTAAAGACGTGATTGTTCCACCAGCTAAACTCGATACTCCACCAGCCAAGGTGCCTTTAGTACCTCCGGCAAACGTGGTGGTGCTTCCGAAAGCCGGAATGGACTGTACCTGACCGGTGGTTGTCGACACAGTTGAACCGGCGTTTATTGCAGGTATGGCGTCTCCCTGGAGCCAACTTTCGCTAAAACTGAACTGATTTCCGGTGGTATTAATATCGTACGTACCAGCCTTCATCGTCGATGCTGCAGTAGCTGATCCGGCTGTTAAGCCTCCAAATACATCGCTATTACCAGCTCCAACTTTAATATTTGTACCAGACACGCTATATGTTGAACCCAGCCTAGATGCAACTGAACTGGCCCCATCCACGGTGAGCTGAACCGAAGAACTCAGACTATGAGTGATATCTGCCATCGCAGGTGCTGCAACCGATGCAAGTAACAGCGCTGGTAAAACTATGCGCTTCATGGAAGGGATTCGAATGTCTCCTTCTATAGTAGGTAATTATTTTTGCTTACAGATTTGCTTCGCCTGCCAATGTTGCAGGCGATACTGTTGTCTAAGAATCTCTTGGCAATGCTCGCAAGAGCACTCATTTTGATGCAGGTAATTACTTCCTACTCTTTGGTCCTGTGTGTCCATGAGCAATACCTAGTTCGTGCATCTTGGAATGTTCATCAATAGTATCTCTTAACTCTTTCTTTCCTGCTCCCAATGTGAAGTAAAGCCCATATGCGACCAAAGATAAAACTACTAATCCGAAAAATAATATAAAACCTTGGTCAGGAGTTAAATGAAAATGAGGAATCATAGGCTGTTTTTCCCATGTTCCAGGTAAGGAATAAACAGAAGGTATAGAGAGTAAAAGCGTCATAAATAAGCCTTAGAGATGTTAGTTGCAAACCCTATAAGAGTAACGCCAGCGGCTAATACTGCTGCGGCACCTATGACCCATTTTTCTACAGCCTTAAGCCGTTCACGTAACTCATCCTGTTTTTCTTCCAGTCTTTCGATCTTTAGAGCTTGTACTGTAAGACGAGTCTCTTGAGACGCATCAACATTTGAATGATTTTCGCAGGTCATGATTTTTTAGAAGAATTAACAACATCTGCACCTAAGATTTTAATCGGAGTTTCTACGCGAATTGTTTGGAAACCACCCCCTGTATTCATTAAGGCCAACATCTCCTTTTTGCTTAGAGGCTTATCATCGCCACTAGCGTCATACGTTCCATCACCTTTCTTCTTAGCACTCTTATCCAGGCCAAAACTTGCGAGCGAAGAAGCCAAGAGCGACGCCGGGAAAGTTATATCCTGCTTTTCCCCTGACGTCAACCCAGGAATCTCTGGCAAATAATTTAAGGTCACTAGTGCCCCGGACCAAGCAACTACTACCAGTCTCACTAGGACTGAGATGTACTCAAACTGT